AAAAATCGTATATCAACATATTTGTTATACGATTTCATTTTCTAATTCGTATAATAACATATTTATTACATGAATCAATTGTTGCAACCAACAATTATTTATGAGTTAGCACTCTATAAAATGCTGATATTTATGATGTGATGATCTATAAAACATCACAAAACTATAGAGGTGGCGCTCTTTAAAACGCCAAATTATCAAGTTTTCTACTCTGAAAACTACTATTTCTTACTACTACATTATTAGACTTTAACAATCTAATAAATAATAATACTTTGTTAATCTAAATATTTAAATTTAAAACAATTTATATTTAATTATAGTACCAGATCTAGGATCGCTACTCCGTACTATATAGTATTTGATATAGAATTAAAAGTATAATGCGCTAAGTAAGTATACTAATGATTTTGAACCACGTTTTGTAAGACTCTAATAGGGAATACCCTCCCTCGAGCGAATTATGCGTAAAGTAAAGAAAGATTATTTAGTCTTTCCATCATTAGTATATTTCATTTAGTTAGCCTATATAATAAATTCTGTATATGGAATATCTGAAATGTTATTCTTCCCGTTCGGCAACCGTAAATGCCGTCAAATACATATAGTTTCTGTTATTATAATTATCTATAAACGACAACACAAAATTATTTTTATCTACTTATTTTAACATCTTATTATTTTCAATGAAGTTTAAACCAAATAAACAAGGGGTTTAAAAAATGACTGAATCTAATATAAAGATGGTTAGGGATAACGTAGCAAACAAAATTCAAAATAAAAAACTAAAAAATGATAAAAAAAAAAATAATAGACTTAAGTACGCTCTTCATAAGAAGAATAAAATTAAATCTATACAAAAAAATAAAAAACGAGATGCTAAGTATCAAGTAGTTTCATTCGAAGCTCATGAGCTTACTACTGATAAAGACGATATATTTGACCTTAATCCAGAAAAGAAAATAGAATTTCTTTGTTTTATAATATATATTCATATTTCTCACGTATTTAAATCATCCACCGTAAGAAAATTTCTAGACGAGTTAGAGACTCATTCTCTATCTCTTCATAAAATAGATCATCTTATGTGGGATTCAAAATCTCTCTCACAATTATACAGAAGATATATTAAATCTTACACATGTCTTTTTGTGACAAACAATATTACTCAATATTCTGAACTTCACTCTATTGATATTAGTATAACACATTCTCCCCCAACATTAAGGAATATAAACTTTTCTTATGTTATGAGATGCAGTGAAATAATTGCCTTTCGTGATTTTACACCTGATAGTTATATTTTCTCTAGTGTTAATTCTAATATGTCAAAAATATATTATAATTCATATAAATATCTAAATACACTTTTTGATCGAGGTTTAATGATAGAGGATTACACTCCTTATCAAAGAATCTTCCCGAATAGTGAACTTTATGAAACTTTAGTTAGTTCAAATAAAGAACATTTACTTAATAAAATAATTATAGGTTCTACTGAACCACCTAAAAGACATTTTATGGATAAATTAGATTGTGCTTATAGCACATTCGTAGAAGATATTCAAGAGAAGAAAAGGAAAATGGCAGTTGTTATGACTGACATAACTAAGGATATTAGTAAAAATGTTGATATTCAAACAAAAGTCTCTAAGGACAAATTTCAAGTTTTTCTAGACGATGTTGATGATATCAAACAATCTTTATTTAAAGTTATCCAAAATATAAATTTAGATAACAGTATGCAATTAATGGAGTACTTAAACTCCGCTATTTATTCAGTATACCAAATCTTAAATTATAGAAATAGAATAGAACTTATTTGGTCTTTGACTGTATTTTTAACTAATTCATTTCCAAAAGTTTCTGACTCGATTAAGAATATCATATCCCAATATGTAAAATCTTTCGTAAGTCAAATACCTTTAGAGAATAAAGTTAAGAGTGAAGGTTTACCCGAAATAGACACTACATTCTCACCAAAGAAGATGTTTGAAATGGTTATATCTAGCCAAGTAGTTAAATCTACACGTAACTTTATACTCAACATGGTGGGATTACGATTCTTTTCTATATCCACATCAAATAAATTTACTAATCTATTAGGAGAAGCTAAATCAACAAATATGTTAGATTTTACTTATTCTATGGTAGAAATGACTGAAGCTTTTTTTAGATTTGGTCACACATTATATGTAACCAAGTCTATAACCAGTGCTTGGTTAGATAAAGACTTATTAGCACAATATATTGATGAAACTAGTGACTTAGTTTTAGCATATAACAGCGTTTATATTGGAGACGACATGAACTTTGTAGATAGTATTGCTGCTGATCGTATTAGTGCTAAAGAATTTTTAGGAAAAGCCGATAAATATATTATTAAAGGTGAAGCCATAACTAAATCAATGAAAACTAATTTAGTCTTTAAATCACGTGTATCACAATTACACATAATGCGTAGAGCTATATTATTAGAAATGCAATCGAAGAGGAGAATGGCCCCAATGGGTATTGTCTTACATGGCAGTCCTGGTATTGGAAAATCTTCTATTTTAGAAAATATCTATAAAGTACATTGCAAATCTGCTAATAGAATCTATTCTCCTGATGTTGTATATAATAGAGCACCCAAGTCTAAATATTGGACTGGATATGATCCTATAATACAACCTATCATACATATTCCAGAAGTTGGATCTATCTCTCATGTTCTTGCTCAAAAAGGTGATGAAACTATTGATGAACTATTAATGTTGATCGATAATTCCCCATACTGTCCCGATCAAGCTTCTATAGAAGAGAAAGGTAAAAACTACGCCATGCCAGAATTAGTTGTCATAGACACTAACAATCCAGAAATGAATTTAAATGTAATAATGGCAGCTCCTGCAGCTGTTCGTAGAAGATTTCTATATATTGAAGCTCAAGTAAAGGAAGAGTATCGTAAAAAAGGAGGAGTATCTTTAGATACAACTTTATTAGAAACTCTTTCCCTTGAAAACAAAATGGATTTATGGGACTTCCGAATATATGAACAGATGCCACAAGATGGCAATGTTAATTCTACACGATCTTACTATAAACATGATGATTCTTCACGAAATAGAGAAATTTTTGATATGTTCGATTTATGTGCTTTATTGACTGATTCTTATAAGCAACATAAAGATGCTCAAAAGAAATTTATGGAAGCTACTTCAGAAGATATATCTAAATATTTACCCGAAAAGAAAGAAGTCATAATTAGTGAATCTAGTTTTATTAAGAATAAAAATGCAAATTTATTTGCATTAAATATTTTATATACACTTGGTACACTTATTTGGCTTTATTTAGGCTCATTATCTTATATATTTGCTTTTTGTTCGTGTATTATTATAATACTATTAGTTGTTATTTGGTTCACACTTATCTATACACGTAATGTACAAAGAAGGTTTCAAAATACTCAAACTGCATTATTTGCTTTAGGTGAAACGATACGCTTATATAACGCCATGACATATAGTAATTTTATTACTAACACAAAGAATTTAGTGTATAATGCTTCTTTATTTACTTATCTTTATATTAAGACTTTTGTATATGAGGATGAACGATACACACTTCAAAAGTGGAAAGTTTTTTCTCGAAATATATTCTCTAGTATACCTCCTTTAATATTATTTTTTACTATAATAGCAGCTTCTGTTAAAGTAGTATTAAAAACATATAAAGTAGTTAATAATATAACTTCTGAAGGAAATATAGCTACTACAGGCAAATTCGACACTTCAAATGTTGATACGTATGTATTAGAGAATGAAAGACAATCTGCTTGTCTATTCCCTTTACCAGTAAAAAAGAAAGACAGTGACATGGACTATGATGGAACTATTAATATATCAGCTAATTTAGTTGGAGACAAACGTACTCTAAATAAGATAGATGAAATATATAATAGAGTTCATTCCAATGTTCGTTACGCTGTACTACACTTTGTTGATGGTACCAAAATGAAGACTAAAGTCCTTGGTATATGCCGAGATTATGTTTTAATAAATAAACATTGCTTACGCAATGAAATTTACTCTGTACATTTATCAAGCAATCCAGACTATGCTTCAGGATTAATTAAAACTAATTTTACATCTGAAGATTATTTAGAAGTATCTGATGACTTATTATTAGTTAGATTAATTGGTGCTATCTTTAAAGATATCAAATTTACTCTTTGTGATAATCCTTTTAATACTAAACCATTACATGCAATGTTTTTGCATCAATCATTGATAACAAGAAGAATGTCCACAACTATCACTGATGAAGATAACACTTTAACAGTGACTAATCCATATGTATATACATTTCCTGAACATAAAAAGGGAGATTGTGGTACGCCTTTATTAGCAACTGTTGGATACAATACATTTTTAGTAGGGCTACATTGCGCAGGTTCCGGTGAACTAGGCTATGCTTGTCCTATCAATAAAGATTTTTTGTTATCTAAATTACAAGTTTTAGAAGATAGATGTATATTAACCAATATTATGTCTGAAGGTTCTTTTCGTTTAAATGACACCAGTGAAGTCGTACCCATCGGACCTAGATGTCCTTTATTGTACGAAGATATACCTTCTGTTAATGTGTATGGAAGAATAAGTGATTATAAACACATTTCTAACAAAAGTACATTACTTAAGACAACTTTATTTAACGATACTGAACATTTAATAGGAGTTTCTTCTACAGAAGATGGACTTCCAAAGTATATGGCACCAAAGATGCGCTCTTTTAAGAATAATGGCGTATTTTGCTCACCAGAAAACAATTTTGTTAAAAAAGTAGGAGTTTTAAAAGCTCCACTTAATAATAAGATTATGGAACACGTTGTTTTATCTTTCTCTATCGATATATTATCCAAATTAAAAAAGAACGATATTGACAGCGCTAACCCTATACCACTTTCTGTTGCACAAAATGGATTTCCATTAAACTTTTATTATCGTGCTATGAAAAATTCCACTTCTGGGTTTTTTTTATTTACAGGCACTAAAAGTAAGTATCAAGAATTAACACCTTTAGACTTTAAAAAAGACGCCGTTACTCCAAATTACGACGTTAAAATACAAGTTCAAGAAATTATAGATGCTTATTTAAGAGATGAAACTAGTCATTCAATAGTTGGTGCACAATTAAAGGATGAACCTCGATCAAGATCAAAAGTTTTATCTGGTAACACGAGAATGTTCGCAATGTCATCATATGATATGACTCTTGTAAACAGAATGTATTTAATGCCCTTTTATAGCTTAATGTGTCAACATAGAGATTTGTTTTATACTAAAATTGGAATCAATATGCATTCCAAAGAAGTAGATGATATGTTTCATACTTTGAAAGATTTCTCACCACTAATTATGGAAGGAGACTACGGAGGTTATGACACAAGTATGCCCGTGGGCATAGGCGTAATGGCTAATTCTGTTGTATATACTACTCTAAAGAAGTTAGGATATAATTCCCACTCTTTAAAAATAGTTCAAGGTATACTTACAGATAATCTATATCCGACAGTAGTTATGGATGGAAACATCTTTACACCTCCTGGATTTCAACCGTCAGGCAAATATGCCACGGCGGAAGATAATTCCTTACGAGGGGTTATACTATTGTACTATGCTTATGCCATAATGTGTACACCTTTGGGAAAATCTAATTCTCTCAATGCCACTACTAAATTTGAATTGAAAAACTTCACTAAGTTATTGTTACCTGTTACATATGGTGACGATATGTTATGTTCTGTTAAGGAAGAATTATCTCCTTACTTTAATAATATTACTTATGGGAAGTTTGTTTCTGAAATGTATTACATGACTTTCACTACTTCTGATAAAAAAAGAACATAGTGCAAAGTTTATTGATATAGATCATATTTCATTTTTAAAACGTAGTTTTCGTTATCATCCAATTTTACAACGTATAGTAGCTCCACTTGACAAAGATTCTCTTATGAAGAGTCTATGCTATTACTTACCATCCAAAATGATAACTCCAGAAGACCAATTGGTCCAAACGTGTAATTCAGCATTACGGGAATTGTTTTTCCACTGTGATACAGAATCTGAGTATGATTCTTATCGTATTAAATTTATTAACATACTCACCCAACGTACTATACTTAGTTCAGAAGACCTTTCTCCATTTTTTCCAATATGGAATGATTTGGTTGAAAAACTAACTGTATAGATACAAACTATTTTTTACTATTTTTTTCTCGTAAAATAAATAGGACTCTATCCCAAATATACTGAACATTCATTCACTTTATCAAACCATAAGAAGAATGTTTCCAGGAAAGATAGTTTTAAAAAGGAGGTCTATTTAGACCTATTATGACGCTATTAGTGCCTTATTTTGGCGACCCCAATTTAAAAGACAAATGCGTTGGTTTGCGTTCGTGCGTACCTAATTCAGTATTCACAAGAATGTATTAAGAATTGCAAAAACTACATTTACCCAAAAAAAGAAGTGTGTCATTCCCTCATCGACATACTGCTGTAGACATCCAGCATTACCCCAACAACAGCAGTTACATGTAGCTGCAACCGCTGATCTCGAAAACGCTATAATTAAGTTAGAAGAACTTTCTGATTCATTTAAGCAAACCGTTATTAACTTACAAGGCATGATAAATGTCCTTAACCGATCTGTTTTCGTTGAAGCTGAATCTGATTTTATTAATCCACTAATTAAAGAAACATCAGCTGACGATAATGTTAGTCCCTATTTTAAGATGACGTGCAAAGACTTAATCAATAGAACAGATCTTCGAACTGGTCCATTAACCTGTCGCCATTACTATGATGACATGAAATTTTTCTCAAGACAATTGAATCAATTTACTAAAAACTCCTTAGATGAAAATAAAAAAGCTTTCAAGATTACCTACGTGCAGTCAGAATCTCTTGAATTAGAAAATTTTGCTGACACTAATAGTGCTCAAGTTTTAGGGAATTCTACCAAAAGAGTTATTTCTTCTGCTTTAGACGATAAATTATATTTGGATGATTTTTTTAAGCGACCAGTACTCATTGATGTCAGAAGTATTAGTCTTAATACTGACGTTGATTATACTCTTGATGCTTACAATATCTGGGCACGTTTACCCTCAATAAGAAATAAACTAGCTCATTATGCCTATTTTCGAGGCAATATGAAATTGCGTTTCAGTATATCTTCTTCTAAGTTTCATTATGGATCTTTACTCGTCAGTTATCAACCTTTAACATCTACTAATAGGAATTACCAAGTAATGAGATCACTCACGCCAATTACCGAACAAAAAAGACAGTTTAGACAGAATTATCTTAGTCAAAGCCCGAATATTTGTTATATCAATGCTGGTCAAGATGATGATGTCCAATTAGACCTTCCCTTCATTTCACCTCAGAATTCTCTCAGACTCTTTACACCTTATGGCGTGGGAGTAATTGAAAATATTGATAGTTACGAAGACTTTGATGATCTTGGTCAAGTTTTTATTACGTCATTAGGGAGATTTCATTCGGCCTCTCCTACTGATACATCTGCTTTATCTGTTACTGTATATGGGTGGATGGAAGATGTGGAATTATCCACACCTACTAATACTCGTATCTCTGTCACAGCTGAATCAGAATTTCTAACAAATCCAATTAGTTCTACTGCCACTGCAATATCAAATGTCGCTGAACAACTTGTAGATGTGCCTATTATTTCTACATTTGCGAAAGCCACTCAAATAGCAGCAACTGCAATATCTAAAATAGCTTTAATGTTTGGTTTTTCAAAACCCACTAATATTGCTCCACCCACATTTGCAAAACAGGTAACTTTTAGTAATGGAGCTACTATAATTGGTAGAGATACAGCTTTCAAGTTGACATGTGATCCAAAACAAGAACTGGCCTTGATGAATGATATAATGGGCTCTGGGTCTCACGATCCTTTAGCACATAAGTATATTACATCAATTCCTACTCTTCTAAATGTATTACGTTTCACAGGAGTTTCCGTTCCTTATCAAACTACGTTACGATCATTTCCTATTACTCCAATGTTAGGTACTCATTTTGTCAATACTTCATTAACAACAACTCATCAAATAATGATGAATTCTGCTTTATCTCAAGTTGCTATGAACTACACATATTGGAGAGGAACTTTAAGTTTTAGATTCGATATTGTAGCCTCAAATTTTACTCGAGGTAAGTTGATATTTATATATGAACCTAATGGTACCGACAGTTTTGTAGATAGAAAAGACAGACCAACCATACTTAATCAACAATATATTACTACATTAGATCTTGAAAAAGAACGAAGTATTACAATACATGTTGGTTACAATAATCATAAGAACTTTGGTAACGTCCATCAATCAAACGACACAAAAGGTGGCCTCAGACCATATTTCAATACCTCTGGTGATGTAATAGCTGAAATTATCGAGTCAAATTTACGTGGTCAGAGTACAGGTGTTATGACTATAAGAACTGCAACATCTATCACTGAGATTGATGCTTCAGCTCCTATGTATATCAATGCGTATGTATTTAGTGAAGATATGGAGTTTTGTGAACCATGGGATCACACTAATATGTCTCTTAACTCCAATATTAATGCAGAAAGTGCTTATGAGCAAGGAGAGCCTATTAACAAAGTTCAAACTCAAGCTGATCATACTCTCAATATTTCTGGAAATACTTCTACAATTAATCGTACAATTCCAAGTAATAAGAATATTTATCATGCTCACTTTGGCGAGAAAATTGAATCACTTCGAGTTCTCCTCAAAAGAGACCAAACAGCTTTTTTACTCTCACATACTACCACTAACACAGTAGAGCACCCTGTTTATCCTCCACACGCCAATGGTTTAATTCCTCGATCTGTCCCTATAACTAGTGAAAACGGAAGAGTTAATACCTTCAATATCATGAGACATTGTTTCTTAGGTGTTCGTGGAGGTGTAAGGTATAGAGTTTCAACAAGAGACGATAATTATATAGGTAATGTTTATACAAAATATAAGAGGACTAAGTTTAGTATTCCAACTACATCCTCACGCACACAAGGACAGTCTATAGTAACTCCATCTGTAAGCGGATCCATTGTTCAAAATCCAATTCATGGAGGTATTGAATATGAAGTACCTTATTTTAGTACTCATTTGTTTGATTCTCCAGGTATTGTAGGTTTATATAGTACATATGATCGTAACGATGATTCTGCTGGTGCATTGGTATTTGCCGATACTTCAGTAACTTCATTCAATCAACTTTTTCAAATGTCTATCGCAGAAGATTTTAATTTTCTTCGTTTTCAAGGCGCTTGTTTCTATCAAATCGATCCAGTAACTAACACTTTAGGCATTTCCTAATCCATAACTAACTATAGTTTAATAAATAGTCGCGGGCGAACGCGTAAAGAAGAATAAAGTAAGATGCGAACGCATTCTATTTTATGTTCGCATGTTTTAGTTCAAAAGAATTTACTTTATTTTGTTAATTTC